GATACTACTAAAAAATATTTAAATGAGACTATTGAAAGTTTAAAGAAAGAAAATAATTTATTGGAAAAAAAAACTAAGTTGGTTAAACCATCTTGGTATGAGAATAAATGGTTATATTTTACATATGGAGCGATTTTATCTTACGCGATAACATCTACAATTAATTCTATAACTAATATTTTATAATGACATCAGGTAAAAAACAATTAAAACAAGCAATTCGTACAGAATTTTTAAAATGTGCGCAGGATCCTGTATATTTTTTGAGAAAATATTGTGTGATACAACATCCTCAAAAGGGTAAAATTAAATTTAATTTATATGACTATCAAGAAGATACCATTAGAGAATTTGTAGAAAATGAATATAATATTATTCTGAAGGCACGTCAGTTAGGTATATCAACTTTAACTGCAGGATATGCACTTTGGTTGATGACTTTTTATAATGATAAAAATATTTTGGTTATTGCTACAAAACAAGAAGTTGCTAAAAACTTGGTAACGAAAGTTCGTGTGATGCATGCGAATTTACCAACTTGGTTGACTCAAAATTGTGTAGAAGATAATAAATTAAGTTTACGATATAGTAATGGTTCACAAGTAAAGGCAGTTGCTAGTTCTGATGAAGCAGGTAGGTCAGAAGCCTTATCTTTATTAATACTTGATGAGGCAGCATTTATTGATAAAATTGATAGTATATGGACTGCGGCATCCCAGACATTAGCATTAGGTGGAAGGTGTATAGCACTATCCACACCAAATGGTGTTGGTAATTGGTTTCATCAAACTTGGGTTGGCGCGGAAGATAAATTAAATAGTTGGAATACTATAAAATTACATTGGACTGTACATCCAGAAAGAGATATGGAATGGAGAACCAGTCAAGATAAATTATTAGGGCCTTCAATGGCAGCTCAAGAATGTGATTGTGACTTTATCACTTCTGGTCAAAGTGTAGTTGATGGTGTAATTTTAGAAGAATATAGAACTAATATTTGTAAAGAACCTATTGAAAAACGCGGTGTTGATAGTAATTTATGGGTATGGGAGCCACCTAATTATACAAAAGACTATGTGGTAAGCGCTGATGTTAGTAGAGGAGATGGAACAGACTATTCAGCATTTCATGTTATGGAAGTAGAAGATTGTAAACAAGTTGCAGAGTATAAAGGTAGAATGTCTACAAGAGATTTTGGAAATTTGGTTGTTAATATCGCGAAAGAGTATAATGACGCTTTATTAGTTATTGAGAATAACAATATTGGTTGGGCCGCTATTCAACAAGCGATAGATAGGGATTATGATAATTTATTTTATATGAGTAAAGATTTACAATATGTAGATACACAAAAACAAATGACAAATAAATTATATAGAGAATCTAAGCAAATGGTACCTGGATTTACAATGTCTATGAAGACAAGACCGTTAGTGGTATCAAAATTAGAAGAATTTTTTAGAGAAAGAGCAGTAACAGTACAATCAGCGAGGCTAATTGATGAGTTGTTTGTATTTATATATAACGGACAAAGAGCAGAGGCAATGACTGGATACAATGATGATCTTGTTATATCTTTTGGTATAGCTCTTTGGATAAGAGAAACAGCTTTAAGGTTAAGGTCTGAGGGAATAGAGTTGTCTAAAAAGGCAATTAATTCCATAGATATGAATCCAGGTGTGTATTCAAGTAAATCTGACAATGATAGTTGGACTTGGGACATTGGGAAAGGTAATAGAGAGGATTTAAGTTGGTTAGTAGAAAAACAATAAGAGGTAAAAATGGCTGATAAATCATTATTTGCAAGACTTGGTAGACTTTTTTCATCTAACGTTATTGTTAGAAACGTTGGTGGTAGAAGGTTAAAGATTGTAGATACAAGTAATAGTCAATATATGCCAAGACAAGCGTTGGTAGATAGATTTACAAGACTTCATAGTGGTCTGGGATATGGCGGTTATGGAGACATAGACTTAGTACGGTCTACACGTTTAGGGTTATTTAAAGATTATGAACAAATGGATTCCGATTCAATTATAGCATCGGCACTTGATGTTTATGCGGATGAATCTACAATGAAATCCGAATATGGTGATGTTTTAACCATATCTACAGAGAATAATAATATAAAAGAGATATTACATAATTTATACTATGATGTATTGAACATAGAATTTAATCTATGGCCATGGGTACGTAATATGTGTAAGTATGGAGACTTTTTCTTGAATTTAAAAATTGATGAAAAGTATGGGATAACTAATGTAGTTCCATTACCAGTCTATGATGTATCAAGATTAGAAGGTTTAAACCCAGAGAATCCAGAGTATGTTAAATTTATGTTAGAATCATCTGGAAAAGATGGACAATCTGCACGTCATAGTCAGAGTGTAGTTAAAAAAGAATTTGAAAATTTTGAAATAGCACATTTTAGGTTATTGAGTGATTCCAATTTCTTACCTTATGGTAAAGGTATGATTGAAGGAGCTCGTAAAACATGGAAACAACTTTCATTAATGGAAGATGCTATGTTGATTCATAGAATTATGAGGGCACCTGAAAAGAGAATCTTTAAAATTGATATTGGTAATATTCCTCCAGGTGAGGTTGATAATTATATGAACCAAATCATTAATAAGATGAAAAAAGCACCAATTGTTGATGAAGCTACTGGTGATTATAATCTTAAATACAATATGCAAAATATTTCAGAAGATTTCTTCTTACCAGTTCGTGGTGGAGATAGTGGAACACAAATAGATACTGCTCCAGGATTAACTTACGAAGCAATTGAAGATATAGAATATTTAAAAAATAGAATGTTAGCCGCGTTGAGAGTTCCAAAAGCGTTTTTAGGATTTGATGAAAATGTTGGTGAAAGAGCTACATTGGCCGCACAAGATGTAAGATTTGCAAGAACGATTGAAAGAATACAAAGAATCGTAGTTAGTGAGTTAACAAAGATTGGTATTGTTCATTTATATGCACAAGGATATACAGATTCGGAATTGGTTAATTTTGAATTGAATCTTACAAATCCATCTACAATTTATGAACAAGAAAAAGTTGCGTTGTGGAGTGAAAAAACACAATTAGCATCTTCAATGTTATCAGATGGTATTGTTTCTACTGCGTGGATTTATGAAAATATTTTTAATTTTACGGATGATGAAATAAAAGAACTTGATAACGAGATAGTTTTTGATTTCAAGCAGAAGTTCAGACGTTCTCAGATAGAAAGTGAAGGAAACGATCCTGCAAAAAGTGGTGAAGCGGCAGGAACACCATCAGATATGGCTATGGGAAGAACTGGTCATGAATTAAATAATGAAGTTGGGCCTGAAGGTGGTTCACCTGAAGGTGGTTGGAATGGTGCTGGTAGACCAGTAGAACCTGCCCATTACGCGAAAGATAAACATGCAAGAGGTCGTGACCCATTGGGAAGTCATAAAATGAAGCGAGATGCTTCATCTGATCCTAAATTGGGAAGAAATTTAGCACTTGCGCATGTTGAAAAGTTAAAAGGAACACTAATAAAAGAAAAAGATTACAGATTATTAAATGAATCTGAAAAAATACAGGAGGAATATGATGAAGAAGTTAAACCTAAAGTTTAATGAATTTTTTCATAGTTTTATATTTATTAGTGATAGAATACATATACATTGGAGTGATTTATGTCTAAAAAAATAAAACACACTAAAATTAAAAATACAGGTGTGCTATTTGAAGTGCTGACTCGTCAAGTCACCGCCGATATAATAGAAAATAGAGATTCAAAATCTATTAATTTAATAAAAAAATATTTTAATAAAACAACTAATTTGGGACAAGAATTAGATTTATATAATATATTGGTAAATGAAAGTTATAAAAGTTCACATAATGCAGATAGACTTGTTGAAGCAGTAGTTAAATCTCGACAAAAATTGTCAACTGCTAGTTTAAGACGAGAAAAATATAATCTTATTAAAGAATTAAAGGATAAGTATGACGTAAATAAACTATTTGCTACTCGTATCCCAAATTATAAAAAATTAGCATCTATCTATAAAATTTTTGAACATGAAAGTACAGAAAAATCACTTAGACCAGATGAA